TAAATTTAACTGTAAAAAATGGAATAGAAAAAGTAATTAAAAAGATAGAAGAACTTAAGAGTTTTAAGAAGGTAATTCAATAAGGTTAAAGGGGTGGAACAGTTGGAAACTGTAGCTGAGAATAAATCAAAACTAAAAATTAAATATGATGGTCAAATATCTCTAGCCACTGGAGCAAGTAAGACATCTAAACACTGGAAAAATAAAAGCATGATGTATTCAGCTTTAGTTGAAAAATTAGGTCAAACAACTAGAACCCCTGAAACTTATGCTGAATATAAAAAGATGTCTAAAACTGATAGAGACAGAATAAAAGATGTTGGTGGTTTTGTAGGTGGAAGTCTTAAAGAAGGAAGAAGAAAAGCTGAGAATGTTCAGAATAGAACATTATTAACATTAGATTTAGATTATGTTAGTGGGGATGTATGGGAAAGTATAGAGCTGTTATTTGACTTTGCAGTCATTATGTATTCAACTCATACTCATGCACCAGATAACCAAAGATTAAGATTACTAATTCCAATATCAAGACCAGTTCTTCCAGATGAATATCAAGCTATGGCAAGAATGGTTGCCAATGACTTAGGAATTGACCAGTTTGATGATACCACATATGAACCATGTAGATTAATGTATTGGCCAAGTACTTCAAGCGATGGAGAATATGTATTTAAAGTACAAGACCTTCCATGGTTAGATGCAGATGAAGTATTAAGCAGATATACATTTGGGTGGCAAGATGTTAGTTATTGGCCAGAGAGTTCAAGAGCTAGAGCAAAATTAAACAAAGCAATACAAAAACAAGAAGATCCATTAACTAAGAAAGGAATAATAGGAGCTTTTTGTAGGACATACTCAATATCAGAAGCTATAACTGAATTTTTATCTGATGTATACGTACCTGGTGCAGATGAAACTAGATACACATATGCAGAAGGTTCAACAAGTGGTGGAGTAGTTGTTTATGATGATAAATTCTCATATTCACATCATGGAACAGATCCAGCAAGTTGTATTTTATGCAATGCATTTGACTTAATTAGAATTCATAAATTTGGTGAATTAGATGATGAAGCTAAAGAAGATACACCTGCAAATAGAATGCCAAGCTTTACTAAAATGACAGAGTTTGCAGCTAATGATAAGAATGTTCTTGTTACTATTGGCCAAGAAAAGATGATGTCAGCTCAAGAGGAATTTGATGCAGTTAGTGAAGATGAAGAATATGACACAGAATGGCTAAGCGAACTTGAATATACAGAACAAGGTAAGCTTAGAAGTACAATAAGTAATTTTAGTTTAATTATAGAGAATGAACCACTACTAAAAGACAGAATAGCTTTTAATGAGTTTTCTAATAGAGCTAATGTTATTGGTCAACTTCCATGGAGAGCAAAAGGAAATTTACAGGACTGGACCGATACAGATGATAGCGGACTTAGAGAATTTATAGAAAAACATTATGAAATTTCAAGTACTGCAAAATGTGCTGACGCTCTTGCTTTATCCTTTGAGAAACATAGATTTCATCCTATTAAAGATTATCTAAATAGCCTTGAATGGGATGGAGAAAAGAGAGTAGATACACTACTTATAGATTATCTAGGAGCTGAAGATACCAGTTATGTAAAAACTGTAACAAGAAAAGTATTAGTTGCTGCAGTAAGTAGAGTATTCAACCCAGGATGTAAATTTGATAATATGCTTATTCTTAGTGGTAAACAGGGTGTAGGTAAATCTACTATCATTAAAAAACTAGGCAAGGATTGGTATTCAGACAGCTTAAGCACTGTAAGTGGTAAAGATGCTTATGAGCAGTTGCAAGGAGTATGGATATTAGAAATGGCTGAAATGATGGCAACAAAGAAAGCAGACATTGAAGCAACAAAACATTTCTTATCTAAACAAGAGGATATATACAGAGTAGCTTATGGCAGAAGAACAAGCAGATTTCCAAGACAATGTATATTTATAGGTACATCAAATGAACATGAGTTTTTAAGAGATAAAACAGGTAATAGAAGATTTTGGCCAGTAGATATTTATGAACATGAACCAGTCAAAGATGTATTCAGTCTTAGTAAGGATAAAGTACATTTAGATGATGAAGTAGACCAGATATGGGCAGAAGCACTTCAATTATATAAGAACAAAGAGCCTTTATATTTATCAGCAGATGAAGAACATGAAGCTAAGAAACAGCAGGATGAACATAGCGAAGAAAGTGCTAAAGCTGGATTAATAGAAGAATATTTAAATAAGCCAATTACAGAAAATTGGTATCAACTAAGTATTAACGATAGAAGATTATATATTCAAGGTGGAGACTTTGGAGAAGATCCTAATGGAGAGATTAAGAGAACTAAAACTTGTGTTATGGAAATATGGTGTGAGTTATTTAATGGAGATCCAAAGCAATTAACTCCACTTGTAAGTAGAGAAATAAATGAAATACTTAAAGGACTTCATGGATGGAAACAGTATGATGGCCGTTTAAGATTTGGAAAGATATACGGAGTTCAGAGAGCTTTTATAAGGGAGGAATAAAAATGATTCTTAGATTATGTCTTAAAGATAAAAGCAGTATTTTGATAGAAGGATCTATGGAAGATATAAATCATCAAGCAACTAATAAACAATTTATTAAAGTTACTAATTTTAATACTCAAAAAGCAGAAATGTATAACAAAGATTATATTTGGTGCATAAGGGTTTCATCACAGAATGATTTAAAGCATAGCAAGGTTGATTATGTTAGAAAGCAGAGTTGAGAATTATCTCAAAAAGAAAGTAGAAAAGCTAGGTGGTAAAGCATTTAAGTGGGCACCAGTAGGAGTCGCAGGAGTACCGGATAGGATGGTACTCCTACCAGGTGGAAAAATAATATTTGTAGAACTTAAGGCACCGGGTAAAAGAGCAAGGAAACTTCAAGAATATAGAGCTAAGCAGTTAAGAGAGTTAGGATTTCAAGTTGAGTGTTTAGATACTATAGAAAAGATAGATAGATTATTAAAAACGATCTTTGAAAACTAAATATAGTGGTATACACTTCTTTTTATGTTATAATTATGTATATTAAGGAGCGAGGAGAGTAATTAATGGAGTTAAATAGAGTTAATCTCGGAGAAGAATTAAATGGAAGTACTAAAATATATAGATATATGAGTATAGAACAGTTCAAGGTGTTTATAGAAAAAAATCAGACTAGTCTTACAAGAATATCATCATGGCCAGATAAATGGGAAAACCCAATAAGAAATCTACCAGTTCAGTTTGATGATGGAGAGCCTCATTTTGCTATTAGCTTAGGCCATTCTGATTTGTTTGCCCAATGTTGGACAACAAAGGAAGAATCTGATGCAATGTGGAGGATTTATTCTAAGCCAAACCAAGGAGTTAAGATTAGAACTTCTATAGATAAATTTCAGTTAATTAATGATTTGTGTATTTATGGAGTATCAAAGATCTATTACTATAATGAATTAATAGATGGTCTAAATTCTAGAAAATCATTAAAAGATGCGTTACACTTATTTGCTGATGGGTTAATAAAAAGAAATGCTTTTTCTCATGAAGATGAAATAAGACTCATAACTAGAAATGACAGACGTATGGTACGTAACGTAATAAATGATACAGATAAGTTTATGTATTTAAATTTAGAAGCAAAAGAATTCATTGAAGAGATAGTAATAGATCCAAGATCTAGTAATCAATTTCTTGATGAATTTAGGCAATATTGTGGAAATATAGGACTTAAAATTACTCCTATAAAATCGGATTTGTATGATGATAATATTTTTGATAAAACTAAGCTAGTAACAGTATTTAAATCAGTTAAATAAAATTTAGCTATAAAAATACCACTTATTAATTATTGAATAAGTGGTATTTTTTTTAGGTTGATTTACAAAGTAGGTGAGAATTTGAATTTTAAACCATGGAACTACCAGCAATATGCTATAAATCACATATTAGATCATAAAGCCTCAGGGTTATTCCTAGACATGGGTATGGGTAAAACAGTTAGTTCATTAACCGCAATAGATGATCTTATATTCTTAGGTGAAGCTAATAAAATACTTGTGATAGCCCCCAAAAGAGTAGCAGAAGATACCTGGTCAACAGAAGTTGAAAAGTGGGATCACTTAAATCATTTAAGTATATCAATAATACTTGGAACACCTAAGCAGAGAATGGATGCAATTAATAAAGATGCAGATATCTATGTAATTAATAGAGAAAATGTTGAATGGATAGTAAGCAATTACTTTAAGATTTGGAAGTGGGATACTTGTGTAATAGATGAATTATCATCTTTCAAAAGTAGTAAGGCAAAGAGGTTCAGAGCATTAAAGAAAGTAAGGCCATATTTTAAAAGAATCATAGGACTTACTGGAACACCTGCACCGAATTCACTTATAGATTTATGGCCACAACTATATTTACTAGATGGTGGAGAAAGACTCGGGAAGACTATAAAAGGTTATAGAGAAAGATACTTTGTGCCTGGTCAAACTAATGGATATGTTGTTTATAATTACAACTTAAGAGAAGATGCAGAGGAAGCTATTCATCAAAAAATATCAGATATCTGTATCAGCATGATGGCTAAAGATTATTTGGATTTACCTGAAAGAATTGATAATAAGATAATGATAGATTTACCTAAGAAAGCTATGGATCAGTATAGAGAATTAGAAAAAGAGCTAATAATAAATTTAGATAATGAAGATATAACAGCAGCTAACTCAGCAGTTCTTACAGGCAAGCTACTACAGATGTGTAATGGAGCTATTTATTCAGAAGACAAAGAAGTTGTTGAGGTACATGATGAAAAGCTTAATGCACTTATGTATATCATAGAAGCAGCAAACGGAAAGCCAATTCTAATATTTTATTCATTTAAACATGACCTGATAAGAATTATGGAAATGCTGAAAAAGAATAAATTAAAAGGGCAGGAGCTAGTAGGACAAGAAGACATTAAGAAGTGGAACAATGGAGAGATACCTATATTATTACTTCATCCAGCAAGTGCAGGTCATGGTCTTAATCTTCAGTATGGTGGAAATATAGTTGTATGGTTTGGACTAACGTGGTCACTAGAACTATATCAACAGGCCAATGCAAGACTTCACAGGCAGGGGCAGAAAGAAACAGTTATTATACATCACATCATTGCAAAAGGAACAGTTGATGAAGATGTAATGGCAGCATTAAGTAATAAAGAAGTTAATCAAAATACACTCTTGAACGCAGTTAAGGCAAGATGTAAACAACGTTCAGAAAAGTAATGATAATTAAAAATATATTTTATATAAAAATTCGTGTTTTGTGTGCACACCTAAAAATTAATAGGTGTTACCAATGTTACCAAGAAATATTTTACAGTTACATTTTTGGATACGCACGAAACTTTGATAAGTTGAGAGGTTATAAGGTGGTGTTGTCAATGTGAACAAAAAATATTATATATATAGTATATTTTAATAAATAGGCATACATACGCGCGAGGCACACGCCTAATACGTGTATATACATATATAATAGAAATTCGTTCACATGGTAACACCTAAAAATTTACAGAAGTGTTTAAGATAAAAAAATTATTAAAATGAAAGTAGGTAAAAATAGGTATGAAGTTATTATTCCATATTTTGAAGAAAAATGACAAGCTTGGAATAGATAATAGATTGATAAGCAATTATGGAATTAGATTAAAGCTAGAAGAAGAATATAAAGAGGTTGTAGATGCTTTAATTAATTTTGATAACAATAGAACATTAGAAAATCTTAAAGAGATTATAAGAGAGACATATGATTTAATACAGATGTGTATTTTGATTTTATGGAGATGTCATTTAAAAGCTACAACATTAGAGGAGCCTAATCTAATACAAGATATAAACATAGAACACAAAGATAAACTTATTGGTCAAAGATCATGGACTATTGAAACAGGAATTGAAATTGATATAAAGGAGTAGTTACTTATGGAAGAAAAGAAAATGTTAAATTATGATGAAGCTGTAAAGATAGGAATTAGAGAAGGTATTAAATATATTAAAGAACAAGAGTATTATAAGACTACTAAAAGGTACGATAGAAGATTGAGAAATACAAGATTATTATTAAAGCACTATAGGGCCTTAAAGGTTCACAATAAAATCTCAGAAAATACATCAGCTGCAATTTATGAAGAAAATGCGATTGATGTACTGGATAACATTGAGAGCATTGATGATGAAGAACAATATGTACAGGCAATAAGTAGGACAAAGATAAGAACAAAAATAATTATAGGGCATATAAATAAAGCCATGAAATATTATAAGGCTATATGTGAATCTGAAGATAATACAAAAGCAAGAAGATATAAAATTATAAAATATGCATATATAGATTTGCAAAAAGATGATATAGCACCAACATATGAAGAAATAGCAGAGCACTTTAATCTTAATGTTAAAACAGTCGGAAGAGATGTAAGATTAGCAATTGCAGATTTATCTATATTATTTTTTGGAATAGATGGAATAAACCTTTAATAGTATAGCCTTGTCAAGTGTCAGAAAGTTAGTAGCATAGCCATCTCAATAAAATTATATAGCTGAAAATGTTAGTTTTGTATGGGTTTGATGTGGTTTTTATAATGTGATATGCTTGTATCATGAATTATTATAATTAAATATTATAATCCCCTAATTATTATAGAGCACTTAGCAATAAGGTTTGTGATTAGCTCCAAACTATATGCGGGTGCTTTTTATTATGTTTATAGAACCAGTGGAACCCTCCAAAAATTAAAAATAATAGATGAAAGCAGAGGTGTAGAAAGCCTCACATAGCACAATGTTGATATTATTATAAACCACTGGTTTTATTTTTATAGAAAAGAAGGTGAGGTGGCATTATGGCCAAGTTATCAGAAAGACATAGAAGGTTTTGTAATGAATATTTAATAGACCTTAATGTCACTCAAGCAGCAATAAGAGCAGGATATACACCTAAGTATGCAAATAAGAAGGTATATGCTTTATTAGATAAACCAGAAATAAAAGAATATTTAGATGAACAACTTAAGAAGATTGAAGATGAAAAAATAGCAGATGCAAAAGAGGTAATGCGGTACTTAACTTCAGTAATGAGAAATGAAGTTACTGAAGAAGTTGTTGTTGTAGAAGGATATGGAGATGGATGTAGTGAAGCAAAGAAAGTTAAGAAAGACATATCCGCCAAAGATAGAAATAAAGCAGCAGAGCTACTGGGTAAAAGATATAGATTATTTACTGATAAGATGGAAGTAACAGGAGAAATACCAGTAGTTATATCTGGTGGTGATCAACTTGAAGACTAATGAAATTAAGAAATTATACTTACCAGATATAGTTGGCAAAGGATATTCAACCTATTGGAACTTTAAAGGATTATATAGAGTATGCAAAGGTTCAAGAGCTTCAAAGAAATCAAAGACAACAGCGCTTAACTTTATAACTAGAATTATGGAATATCCTGAAAGTAATTTACTTGTAGTTAGAAAAACATTTAGAACAATAAAAGATTCTTGTTTTGCAGAGCTTAAGTGGGCAATACATAGATTACAAGTAGATGCATGGTGGGATATAAAAGAATCACCACTTGAAATGACTTATAAACCTACAGGGCAAAAGATATATTTCAGAGGATTAGATGATCCATTAAAAGTAACATCAATAACTGTAGATATCGGTTATCTTTGTTGGTTATGGATAGAAGAAGCTTATGAGATAAGTTCAGAAGATGATTTCAATACATTAGATGAATCTATTAGAGGTAAAGTTCCAGAAGGACTATTTAAGCAAGCAACACTTACATTTAATCCATGGAATGAACATCACTGGATTAAGAAAAAGTTCTTTGACGTTGAGGATGAAGATATTCTTGCTATGACTACAAATTACCTTTGTAATGAATGGTTAGATGAAAAGGACCATAAGAAATTCCAGATTATGAAGGAAAGAAATCCTCGAAGATATAAAGTTGCTGGATTAGGTGATTGGGGGATTGTTGATGGATTAGTATTTGAAAACTGGATTGAAAAAGAATTTGATATAAATAAAATAAGAGAGCAGCAAGGAATAAAGAGTGCGTTTGGATTAGACTTTGGTTATACCAATGATCCGAGTACACTCTTTTGTGGTTTAGTAGATGAAAAGAATAAAATCATTTATGTATTTGATGAAATGTACAAGGAAGGAATGTCAAATGAAAAGATAGCTAGTAAGATAACAGCTATGGGATATGCAAAAGAAAAAATAAGAGCAGATAGTGCAGAGCCTAAGTCGATTGATAGATTAAGAGACTTAGGCTTATCTCATATCAGAAAAGCTAGAAAAGGTAAAGATAGTATTACAAATGGAATTGATTATATAAGTGATTATAAGATAATCATTCATCCTAGATGTGTAAATTTCATAACTGAAATAAGTAACTATACATGGGATAAAGATAAGAAAACAGGCAAAAAGCTTAATGTACCTATAGATGATTTTAACCATTTGATGGATGCAATGAGATATGCAATGGAAGAATTCAGCATGGGTGATGCATTTAGTTTTGATTAGAGGTGAAATAGATGGGATTTTTAAAACTTTTAACATTTGGGCCAACAATGGCAGATGTAAATAGATTGGTAACAGAAGGTGCTAAGAATAGAATATCAGATAAGGAATATTTAGAAAAAGAGATAATAAAGTTCTTAAGATCTCCTAAAAGAAAACATATGATTGATGGCGAAAGATATTATGATGGTGACCATGATATATTAAAGAGAAAAAGAACTGCTATAGGTGATGATGGTAAATTAAAAGAAGTTGAGAACCTACCAAACAATAGAATAGTTGATAATCAATATGGAAAGATGGTTGACCAAAAGGCTAATTATTTATTATCTAAGCCACCAACATTTGAGTGTGAGAATAAGAGCTATGAGGATATTCTCAAAAAAATATTTAATAATAGATTCTTAAGGCTACTTAAAAACATAGGTGAGGATAGCTTGAATGATGGGATTGGATGGCTGCATCCATATTACAATCAACAAGGAGAATTGTGCTTTAAAAGATTTAAGCCTTATGAGATATTGCCATTTTGGGAGGATGAAGATCATACAATATTAGAATGTGCAGTAAGGATATATGAGGTCTTAATCTATGAAGGTGCAACAGAAAAGATAATTCAAAAGGTAGAGGTATATAACCTTAAAGGAATTCAAAGATTTGTTTATGAAAATGGTTCGCTTATTCCAGATGTAGAGTTAGGAACACAAAGCGATTATATTACAACTACAGATAAAGAAGGAAAGACGATAGGACTTAACTGGACCAAAGTTCCTTTAATACCATTTAAGTTCAATTCTAAGGAAATACCTTTAATAAAAAGAGTCAAGACATTACAAGATGGTATAAATACAATACTTAGTGACTTTGAAAATAACATTCAGGAAGATTGCAGAAACACCATTCTCATACTTAAAAATTATGATGGTGTTAATCTTGGTGAGTTCAGAAATAATTTATCAACCTATGGAGCTGTTAAAGTAAAGTCAATAGATGGATGTGAAGGCGGAGTTGAAACACTACAAATAGAAGTTAATGCAGAAAACTATAAGGCTATATATGACATTTTCAAAAAGGCACTTATAGAAAATGCTAGAGGATTTGATGCAAAAGATGATAGAATGAGTAACAATCCTAATCAAATGAATATTCAATCAATGTATTCAGATATAGATCTTGATGCAAATGGAATGGAAACAGAATATCAAGCAAGCTTTGAAGATTTATTATGGTTTATTAATCAGCATTTAGCCAATACTGGACAAGGTGATTTTGAAAATGAAGTAGTTACTATAACATTTAACAGAGATATTCTTATAAATGAATCTGAAAGCATTTCAAACTGTCAAGCTAGTGTTGGAATATTAAGTGATGAATCTGTAGTAGAGCAACATCCATGGGTTAAAGATGTTCAGAAAGAACTTGATAGGAAGAAGGAAGAGCAGCAACAAAAGATTAATGAAAATGATGATTATAAAGATGCATTCCCTAATAAAGATGGTGATGTAAACAATGAAGAATAATGAGTATTGGCAACAAAGATCATTAGAATTAGAGAATGCTGCTTATAAAGATGCGGAACAGTATAAAAAGGATTTGGAACAGCTGCATAGAGAAACATTAGAACAAATACAGAAAGATATTGCATATTGGTATTTAAGATTTGCCAAAAAGAACAAAATAACCTATGCCGAAGCTCAACAAATTTTAAATGCAAATGAACTAGAAGAATTTCATTGGACAGTACAACAATATATAAAATATGGCCAGTCTGAAATATTAAGTGATGCATGGAGAAAAGAATTAGAGAATGCATCTATTAAGGTTCATGTGACTAGATTAGAGTCATTACAGCTACAGTTGCAACATCATCTTGAAAAAGAATATGCCCAGAGGATAACAGATATAAACCATCTTTTAAAAGCTGGACTGGAAGAAGATATATATCAAAATGCTTATGAAATAGAAAAAGGATTAAATATTGGAGTAGATCTGCACAAGTATAATGAATCTGAAATAGATGATATGCTTAAAAAGCCTTGGTGTTCAGATGGAAAAGTATTTAGTGAAAGGCTCTGGGGCAGAAAACAACAGTTAGTCTCTGATTTAGTAGAGAAGGATTTACCGCAAGCATTAATAAGAGGTGAATCCAATGATAAAATAATAGATAGATGGGTAGAAAAGCTAGATGCCGATAGGAAAGCAGTTGCAAGAGTAGTAAGAACAGAAAGAGCTTATGTAAATTCTAGAGCAGCATTAGAATCGTATAAAAAGCTTGGAGTTAAGAAATATCAAATAATCGCAACACTAGATTTAAAAACATCCAAGATATGCCGAGGAATGGACTTAAAGGTATTTGATATAGAAGATTATAAGATAGAAATAACAGCACCACCTTTTCATTGTCATTGTAGAACAACAACATCCCCTTACTTCGATGATTTTACAGAAGATGAAAAAAGATTAATGAGAGATGAAGAAGGTAAAACCAAAAAGGTTCCAGCTGATATGACATATGATGAATGGTATAAAAAGTATGTAAAAGATAATCCTAAGGCTTTATTTGAAGAAAAGAAAATTAAAAATAAAGCTAGTGATCAAAAACAGTATGAAAAATATAAAGAAATATTAGGTGATGAAGTACCTAAATCCTTTGATAAGTTCCAGGATATGAAGTATAATAATATTAAAGAATATGAAGATTTAAAAGGTTATTATTCATATAAAAGTAACAACCCATTAAGTGATAGAAAATATTATGATATTGATAAGGATATTAAGGCTTTAATAGATAAAGGAATTATATCTGATACTATTGGAACAGCGGTTAAACCTATACCTGTTGAATATGAGAAAATTCATAAGCATGCTGCTAAGAGAATGACCAAAAGAGGAGTAAGCGAATCTGATGCCAAAGGTTATGTAAATAATGCAAAAGTTATGTTTAAACAGAATTCAGGACAAAAAAATGTATATTATAGTGATGAAGGAGTTTCAACAGTTGTTAAAGATGAAAAGTTACTTGTTACAGTGTTTTCAAAAGCAGATTATGATGAAGGTGCAAAAGCTATTATGGAGGTGTTAAAAAATCATGGAATCTAATTTTAAATGTCCATTATTAAATAAAGAAATAGATGATGGTTATTGTTATGATATTAATATGGTAATCAGTAATATTGCAAAGCCTAGTATATTAGATGATAAGATTGATAAGGAAAAAGCAAAATGTATTTGTGAAAAATGTGAATTCAATCAAATGAAATAAAAGCACTTACTTAGAAAAATGAGTAGGTGCTTTTATTATGCAAAAATTTAAGGGGGATAGATTAAAATGAAAATATTAGGGACAGATTTTTCTGCTAAGTGGATTAATTTTGAATTAGACGGGAAAGAATACTCTATTCACTTTAGAGATAGTTTTATTAAAGGTACTCATGACATAAGTGTATGGGGAGAAGGTGGAAAGCTTAAGACTAATATTACAAGTGCATATCCTAATGTATGTAGAAGAATCTTAGAATTAGCACTTGTAATAGAGATTGAATTTAAATGCTTTATAAAGCGTCGGCTATTACATAACCGATAGCTTTAGATTTTATAATGATATTGCCGTTGGATTCTAAATCTTTTAGAGCTTTTTCTTCTAAAGTTTTTATAGAAAAATCTTTTGAGTAAGTATATTGACCTCGAAGTTTAATATCATTATAAATTTTTTCGGTTAGTTCAGACATAAACAATACATCCTTCCAAGGATATTTTATCATATTAAAGGTATTAAAATTATATTAGTCAAGGAGTGATAAGGATGAAAGTACAAATCGTTAACAATGTAGAACTGACAAAGGTTTATATTGATGGGCATGATGTTAGTAAAAGATTAACAAAAGTAAATGTGGAACTTGATGCAGAATGTTATCCAGTAGTAAAGCTTGAATTACTTCCAGATGAAATCGAAGTTGAAGGAGATTATGAAGTTCTTAAGAAACTTCCAGAAGAGAAAAAGAATAAAGAAACTATAAGTTTTAATATTGGCAGTATTAAAGGAGAAGTAGGTACAGAAGAATTTATTAAAGAAATAGCTGCTCATTTTGAAAAAGCATTGAGAGAAGTTAGTGAGTCTTAGATTATACAAGATTTTTATTTTAGGAGGAATTGAAAGACGAATGAAAAAGAATTTTTAGATTGGTGTAAACAGGAAGTATGTAATTACACTAATAAGCATTTAGATAAAACAGATAAGAAAGAAATTACAACAGATAAGAAAGAAATTACAACAGATGATGTTTTTATGGTGTGGAGCTGTAAAACTCTTCAAAATAATAAAGCTCTACTAAGTACTACTTTATTTGATGGAATGTATTATGAATGCACTTACAATGGAGATAAGAAAGAAATGTATGTAGATGCTTATAAGAAATGGGAAAATTACAAGGTTGAAAAGTAATTAAGTCTTAGCAATAAGACTTTTTATTTTCGCCATTTTGGTATTTTGGGCGTAAACTACAAAGACAACACTGGACACGACCAGGTAAAAAGTGAAGTTGAAAGGAAGATGTAAAATGAATAAACAACAATTTTTAGATTTAGGATTAAGTGAAGATCTTGCAACAAAGGCAGAGGCAGAAAGTAAAAAAGAACTCGAGACATATGTACCAAAGACTAGATTTGATGAAGTTAATAATAGTAAGAAGGAACTTGAAAAAACAGTCAAAGAAAGAGATACACAGCTTGAAACACTTAAAAAGTCTACTGGAGATAATGAAGAATTAAAAAAGCAGATTGAAGCACTTCAAGTAGATAATAAAAAGAAAGATGATAACTATCAAGCACAAATTAAAGAATTGCAAATAAGTAATGCAATTAAATTAGCAGTTTCTGATAAAGCACAGGATGCGGATTTGGTTGCATCTTTATTTGATAAAAGCAAATTAATACTTGGTGAAGATGGAAAGATTACAGGATTAGAAGAGCAGTTAAAAACAATAAAAGAGGGTAAGCCATTCCTATTTAAAGAAGATGCTCAACAACAACAGCAGCAAAACAACTTTAAAGGAGTGGAACCAAGTAATTCAAATAATAATCAATTGCCTGATCCTAATAATCCACAAAATCAAGCACCAAGTATTAAGAGTGCTTTAACAGCATTATTTAACAATAAAGAATAAGAAATGGAGATGATTAATTATGGCTATTACATTAGCTGAAGCGCAAAAGAACGTACAAGATGCATTACAAATGGGGGTTATTGATGAATTTAGAAAGTCAAGTTGGCTTTTAGATCATTTAACATTTGATGATGCAGTATCACCAACAGGAGGAGGAGCAACACTTACTTATGCTTATACAAGGTTAAAAACACAACCAACAGCTGATTTCAGAGAAGTAAATAGTGAATATACACCAAGCAATGTTGAAAAGCAAAGATATACAGTTGACTTAAAGGTATTTGGTGGAAGCTTTGAAATTGACAGAATTATTGCTGGTATGGGTGGTATTGTAGATGAAGTAGATCTTCAAATTAAGCAAAAAGTAAAAGCAGCGCAATCTTTATTTAATGACACTTTCATTAATGGAGATAGTGCAGTAAATTCAAAAGCTTTTGACGGATTAGAAAAAGCACTTACTGGATCAAGCACAGAATATAATGCAGGAGTTTCAGATGCAGTAGTTGATTTATCTACTAGTGCAAAAGTAACTGAAAACTATATGACATTCTTAGATATGTTAGATGAATTTTTAACTGGTTTAGATGGAGAAGCTTCTTTCATAGGTGGTAATACAAAGTTAATTGCTAAACTTAGAGCATGTGCAAGAAGAGCAGGAATGTATCAAGTTACTAAAAGTGATTTTGGTTCACAAGTTGAGTATTATGGAAGAACACCTTTTGTTGATTTTGGAGCAAAGCCAGGAAGTAATACAGATGTAGTTGCAACAGACGCAGAAGCAGGTACAACATCATTATTTGCAGGACGTCTAGGATTAGATGGATTACATGGCGTATCAATGGCAGGACAGAGTCCAGTAAACATTTGGTTACCTAATTTTAAAGAAGCAGGAGCAGTTAAAAAAGGCGAAGTTGAAATGGTTGCAGCAATGGCATTAAAAGCTAGTAAGGCAGCAGCTGCATTTAGAAAAATTAAGGTTAAATAGGAGGAATAATATATGGCTAAAATTATAGCTCCAAATAAAAGCTATACTGGTGTAAGTGCTAGTGTAGCTTTTTGTAATGGGGAAGGAAATACAACAAATCAAGTATTGATTGATTGGTTTAGAAAACATGGCTATGAAGTTGTTGAAGATGAAGCAGAAGTAGGATTAAAAGTTCCAACAACAGGTGGAGATGGTGAAAAACAATTATCTGAAATGGATATAGAAGAGCTTAAAGCTTATGCAGAAGAAAAGGGAATTGATATTGGAAAAGCAACAAGTGCAGCTGGTATATTAGAAAAAATTAATGAGGCTGAAAAAGTTGAATAGGATGTGATCTTATGGAACTAGAGAAGCTTAAAGCTCTTTTAGGGATGGAAGATAATTCAAAAGATGTATTACTTCAATTTACTATAGAAGATGTAGAAGAAACAATAAAGAACTTTTGTAATATTGAAGAAGTTCCAGAAGGTTTATTGAATACAGGATATAGAATGTGTATGGACTTATATAGAAATGAGAACTTAGGAGATGAGAGTAATCCTCTAGGTTCTATTTCTTCTATCTCAGAAGGTGATACAAGTACAAGTTTTAGAAGCAATGCTACAGAATTTAAGGATAGTTTATTGAAGAATTATCAAGCTCAATTGATTAAATATAGAAAGTTGGTGTGGTAATATGAATAATGCTATTTTACAAGCAAGAAAAGCACACAAGAAAGCTATTGAAAGCCAATATGAACATATTTGTATTATAAAAGAATTCAAATCAGTTAAAGATCCAGTGACTAAGGTTACAAGTAAAAAAGATGTAATAGTATTAGAAAATCAACCTTGTAGGCTGTCATATAAAAATGTAACATCAACAAATCAAACTGAAGCTAATGCTACAGTTCAGCAGACCATTAAATTATTTATTGCACCAGAAATTAAAATAAGGGAAGGCTCTAAAATATTTGTTGAACATGAAGGTAGGACCACAGAATTTAAACATAGTGGAAAGCCTGCAATATATTCATCACATCAAGAAATAGTTTTAGAGCTTGTAGATAATGCTTAATGGGTTGGGGGAAATGTGAATTTTCACAGTTAAAAAAATTGGCTGATAATGTTCAGGCTTTAAATGATGGTGTTGCTAATGAATTTACAAAAGATATTGCAAATGAAATAGCAATGAGATTACTTAGAAGAATTAAGCAGAAAACACCAGTTAAAGAAGGCACATTGCGTAATGGATGGGCAATAGGACAGATAACTCAAAAGGGTAATTCCTATACTATTGAAATTATTAATCCTGTAGAATACGCATCATATGTTGAGTATGGCCATAGACAGACACCAGGAAGATTTGTACCAGCTATAGGAAAGAAATTAAAGAAAAGCTGGGTAAAAGGTAGATTTATGATGACATTAAGTTTTAAAGAAATAGAGCAGTTAACTCCAAGCATTGTCAGTGCTAAAGTGTGGGAGGAATTAAAGAGGTGTTTTAATGTTAAATAAAATAATAACAGGAATATCCCAGGCACTAGATACCGAATTTAATTCAGATAATGAAGAATATACAATATATACTGAAAATGTAGAGCAGGGTTTGGATGAACCATGTTTTTTTATTTTTGGTTTAAAACCTAGTAATAAACAGCTAGTAGGAAATAGATATAAGAGGACATATCCTTTTGATATACACTACTTTCCTAAAGATGAAGATAATTATAACAATGAAATTAATGAAGTCACAGAAAGATTATTTACAGCATTAGAGTACATTACAGTTGATGGACTTGTAAGAGGTACAAATATGAATGCTGAAATAGTTGATAATGTACTTCATTTTTTTGTTGATTTTAACATGATTGTTAGAAAAGAAGTTGAGCCTATACCTACAATGGGAAGCTTAACTATAAAACAAAAGTTAGGAGGCGATTAATTTGGCTAAAACAAAAACTGCTACAGATATTAGGTACACTAAGCAGCAGATTTTAAAAAGTAAAAAGTATCTAAGTAAACAAGATTTAATTAATGCGTTGCTTAAAGATAATGAACAATACACATTATCAGAAGTAGATAGCTTAATTGATAGTTTTATGAAAGGAGTAGTTAAATAATGGCATTAGGTGGAGGAACATGGATAACACAAAACAAGGTGCTTAATGGTACCTATATAAATTTTATAAGTGCAGCTAGAGCTAGTGTAAATCTAAGTGATAGAGGATATGTTGCATTACCAATGGAGTTGGATTGGGGACCAGATGGAGAAGCATTTACAGTAACGCAAGAAGATTTTCAAAAAGATTCTTTAAAGATTTTTGGTTATTCATATGATGATGATAAGTTAAAAGGTTTAAGAGATCTATTTAAAAATGCAACTGTATTATATGCTTACAAGCTTAACAAAGGAGTTAAGGCAAGCAATGATTTTGCAACAGCTAAGTATACAGGAAGTAAAGGTAATGAAATTAAAATTGTTATTACTGCTAATGTTGATGAATCAAGCTTATTTGATGTAACTACTTATTTTGGAACTAAAGAAATAGAAACTCAAACAGTTGCAAGTGCTGATAAATTAGTTAGTAATGATTATGTTGATTTCAAAACCGATGCAACATTAGAAGCTACAGCTGGAACTGCTCTTACAGGTGGAACCAATGGAGAAGCTGTAACAGGAACAGAGTATCAAGAGTTCTTAGATAAAATTGAGGCATATAATTTTAATACTCTTGGATGTCTAAGCACTACAGATTCAATAAAAAGCTTATTTGTTGCATTTACCAAAAGACTTAGGGATGAAGTAGGAGCAAAATTTCAGACAGTCCTTTATAAGTATGAGAAAGCTGATTATGAAGGAATTATATCTGTAGATAATGCAGTATCAGATGCTGGAGAATTAGAAAGTTCATTGGTATATTGGACTTTAGGTGCAGAAGGTGGATGTGCTGTTAATAAAACAGTTGAAAACAAACAATATGATGGTGAATTTACAGTTAATGCAACAACTAAACAATCAGATTTAATTGCAGGTATTAAAGCGGGTAAATTTATATTCCATAAAGTAGGTGAGGATGTAAAAGTATTGAATGATATAAATACATTAACTACTTATACAACTGAAAAAGGAGAAGATTTCTCTAGCAATCAAGTTATGAGAGTTCTTGACCAAGTTGCAAATGATACAGCATTGATATTTAATACTAAATATATCGGAGAATTTCCTAATGATGCATCTGGAAGAGTTTCATTATGGAATGACATAGTTGATTTAGATAAAAAATTAGAAAAGATAAGAGCTATACAAGAGTTTAGTTCGGATGATGTTGTGGTTGAAAAAGGTGAGACTAAGAGAGCAGTTTTAGTAACACAAACTATTAACCCAACAGTTGCAATGGGACAATTATATATGGCTGTTTATGTAGCTTAAAAGGAGGGATAAGATATGGCAAATAGTATTATGAATGCAAAAGATACTGTAAGTGCATCATTAGCAGAATGTTTTGCTACCATAGATGGTAAAAGATATAATTTAATGCAGGCTATTAATTTGGAAGCTAAATTTGATAAGAATAAAAGTGAAGTTCCGATTTTAGGAAAGACAGGCAAAGGAAACAAATCGACAGGATGGAAAGGCACAGGTTCAGCAACTTTTCATTACAATACATCACTTTTTAGAGAGTTACTGTATAAATTCAAAGAAACAGGAGAGGATACTTACTTTGACATACAAATAACGAATGAAGATCCTACGAGTTCTGTGGGAAGACAAACAGTAATTCTAAAAGATTGTAATATAGATGGTGGAGTATTAGCAAAATTTGATGCTGATGCGGAATATTTAGATGAGGATATGGATTTTACATTTGAAGATTTCGAGATGCCAGAAAAATTTAGTTTATTAGATGGAATGAGATAGTAAGGGCACTTCGGTGCTCTTTTAAATTTTAAAAATAATTGGAGGAATAATATATGGAGGATAACAAAAATAAAAAAATTAATCCTACTGGTATATTGGGAATGTCTGATTTTGAGGGAAATACACTCAAAAAGCAAGTTGAAAGTGGGTATAAAAAAATAGGTCAATATCTTATTAATCATGCAGAGGAGATGTCAGCAGATATCGAACCTAATATTAGTGAAATAGAATTGAAAATAAAAATACCATATGATTATGTTGTTACTTTAGAAAAGAAAGTAAATTATTATGTTATGAATGAAAAGGAGAATTAAAATGAATAATTTAAGTTATTTTTTAGCAGAGAATGTACAAAAGGAAGAAGTAGTAAAGTATGCTGCTTCAAAAAGATTTAAAGACGAAAATGAAAATGCAGTGGAATGGGAATTAGGATGTATAACATCTGAAGAAGATGAGAAATTAAGAAAAAGTTGTACTAAGAAAGTACAAGTACCTGGAAAGAAAAATATGTTTACTCCGGAAACTGATTATGATAAGTATTTAGGATTATTAGCAACTCAATGTGTTAAATTCCCAGATTTAAATAATGCAGAGCTTCAAAATTCATATGGAGTTATGGGGGCAGATGCATTATTAAAGACAATGCTTAAACCTGGAGAATATCAAGACTTATTAAAGAAGATACAAGAAATTAATGGCTTTGATACTGGAATGGATGAATTGGTGGAAGAAGCAAAAAACTAATAAATGAAGGTGATAGTGAAAGTAATTATGCTTACTATTGCCTTCATAAACTTAAGATTTTACCATCACAGTTCTGTAGTATGAGTAGGCAAGAAAAAGCTTTTATTATTGCTGCTATTGATATAAAAACAGAAGATGATAAAAAGAAAGCTAAGGAAGCAGAAAGAAAAGCTAAAAGAGGAAAATGATAGTATTATCCATAAATATGTAATATAATATTAGATAAGTTATATTTATGGAGGGATTTCATGAAAGTAGTCAAAATAATTCTATCAGCAATTATTATATTCTTTATTATATGCTTTGCTGTAGGATCTATAATATCATTTGGGAATAAGAGAGATGGTGTAAATGACACCACAGTTGAAGAAAAATCAAAACAAGAGAGTAATAAACTAATAGATGTTAATCAATTTGCTAGAATTACACCAGACGAACTAACAAAAATAATGGGTGAGGCTGATAAAATCGAAGATTATCCATTGGATGGATATAATTTCAAAAATTATATTTATGGGAACTATGAATTTTTCGTAATAGATAATCAAGTTGTGAGAATGTATATTCATTCAGAAAAGTACAATAGTGGTGGCGATAGCATTAGTTATGTTAATGAAAAAGGAGTTTTCGAAATGTTAGGGGTGACGCCTTCAGAAAAAATAAAAAAAATAGCTGATACACCTCAAACTTTAAGATATCAATTAGTATCTGATAAAATTGCAGATTTATGGGTATCTGTTATGGATAAAGAAAAAAAGACTATTGATGAAATAAAAGTAACCTATAATTTAAATTATTTTTCTTAATTATTAAGCACTTACTTGAATGTAAGTGCTATTTTTTATACTTAGATGTTAAAGAAAGGAGGAACATTATGGCGACAATTAGAAGTGCAATAGAAGTACAGGATAGATTTAGTAGTGTATTGAATAATTTATATGCTGGATTGGATAGAGCAGTAAATAAATTTGAAACATTACAAAATGTAATGAATAGAAGTGCTAATTTTGATGTTGGAAGCAATTTGAAGAATGATTTAAATTCAGCTAATGCTGCAGTTTCAAATATAAATAATAATATTAATAATACTCAAAACAATTTAATGCAGGTGAATGCTACAGTTAATAGGATAAGTACTAATATAATCAACATTACTAACAACCAGCAAAAATTTAATGATGAAGTTAAAGAAAGCGCTAATTCTGCAGATAGACTACTTGGAAAGATGAAATCATTAGTTGGCACTTATTTAGGATTTCAAGCTATTAAGGGTATGGCCAATATGTCGGACGAATTAGTTCAAACTACAGCAAGGCTTGATTTAATGAATGATGGACTTCAAACCACAGCAGAATTGCAGAATATGATTTTTCAAAGTGCACAACGTTCTAGATCTGCTTATTCTAGTACAGCTAATGCAGTAGCACAATTAGGAAATCGTGCAAGGGATGCTTTTAGTAGTAATGAAGAAGTAGTTGCTTTTTCTGAACAATTAAATAAGATGTTTACTATTGCTGGAGCTAGTCAACAGGAAATGAGTTCAGCGACGTTACAATTAACACAAGCTTTAGGAAGTGGAGTACTTAGAGGAGAGGAATTCAATGCAGTATTTGAATCAGCACCTAACGTAATGCAAGCAGTAGCTGATTATATAGGTAAACCTATCGGGCAATTAAGAGAGATGGCAAGCGAAGGAGAGATAACAGCTGATATTGTTAAAAAAGCTATGTTTGCGGCAGCTGATGAAACTAATGCTAAGTTTGAAAGTATGCCAAAGACTATAGCACAAATATGGCAATCTATTAAGAATGAAGCATTAATTGCATTTCAGCCAATATTATTAAAAATAAATGAAGTTGTCAACAATAAAGGATTTACTACTCTTGCCAATAATATAGCTCGAGGGTGTAGCGTTATAGCAACACAATTATTAAATATAATAAATATCATTTGTAGTGTTGCACAATTTTTCTCGGATAATTGGAGTATAATATCTCCTGTAATTTATGGAGTTGTAACAGCAATATTGATTTATAAAGGTGTTATGTTAGCCAGTGCTATTGCTACTGGAGTGGCTTCATTAGCAAATTCACTTTATGCAATAGGCGCATATAATGCATGTGCTTCACTTGCAGCTACTGAATTAGCTATATACGGGAAGGTATCAGCACAAACACTAGAAGCCATGGCAACAGCACAAGCGACAGCAGCACAATGGGGATTTAATGCTGCATTATTATCATGTCCTATTACTTGGATTATAGTAGCAATTATAGCTGTTATAGCTGCAATATATATGATAGTAGGAGCAATAAATAAAGCAAAAGGCACATCTATTTCAGCTACCGGAATAATAGCAGGGGTATTTTGGAGTCTAGGTGCTGTTATATGGAATGTAATAGCTTATTCTTGGAACAGGTTTGCGGCATTTGCAGAATTTTTAGCTAATGTATTTAATAATCCTGTTTATTCTGTTAAAGCCTTATTTGCAAACTTAACAATAAATTTTTTAGACATGTGTATTTCTATGACTAGTGGAGTCGATAGCTTTGCTACAAGTTTTGCAAATGGTATTATCGATGCTGTTAATATTGCTATAAGAGGACTTAATTGGTTTATTGAGATGGCTAATAAAATACCAGGAATAGAATTACCAACTATAAGTGAATTTGGTCATACATCAAGTATTACAAGCAGTATGCAAAATGCTAAAGCAAATATACAAGATTGGTTAGGAGATAAACCAGAAGACTATATTGAAATTCCTAAAATGCAAATGAAGGACTTAGGTGGAGCAGCTATAGCAGGATATAACTGGGGGAGCAACCTAAGTAATAAATTCAGCATGACAGATAATACAGCAACAGAAGGTTCTCATTTTGATTACCAATCCCTTTTAGATGCAGCAGAAGGAGCAAGCCAAGGTGCAGGCGATACAGCTAAAAATACTGGTGCAATGAAGGATGCTTTAGATATAACTGAAGAAGACTTAAAATATATGAGAGATATAGCTGAACAAGAAGTTATTAATAGATTTACAACAGCAGAAATAAAAGTAGATATGACAAACTATAATTCTGTTAATAGTGATCTTGATATTGATGGAATAGTAGACGCATTAGGAAATAAAGTAAAAGAGCAGATGAATATTAGCGCGGAGGGGGTACATGAATAATGGCATATAAATTTTATATTGATAAGGTACTTATTCCTATACCACCTTCAAAAATGACTACTAAAATATCTAATAATAATAAGACAATAACACTAATAAATGATGGTGAAGTTAGTATTTTAAAGTCACAAGGACTTACAGAAATAAGCTTTGATTTATTACTCCCAAATGTTGAATACCCATTTGCAGATTATAAGAGTGGTAAATTTAAAGACGCGAAGTATTTTTTAGATAAATTTGAAAATCTAAAATCAAATAAAACAGCGTTTCAATTTATTGTTAGTAGAGAGTTGCCAAAAGGAAAAGATTTATTTAGCACCAATATAACAGTTTCACTTGAAGACTATAGTATTGTAGAAGATGCAAAAGAGGGATTTGATGTTACAGTATCAATTAAGTTAAAGCAATATAAGCCATTTAGTACAAAGGTTGTGCAGCTTCAGACTACTATTGCGGCTAGCAGTAGTTCTGGAGTTATTTTTATACCTGCAAAAGAAGAAACACCTCCAGCAGTAAATACAAATACAATAGATCCTTATACAGTTAAAAGTGGAGATTGTTTATGGAATATTTGTAAGAGGTTCTTAGGTGATGGGAGTAAGTATTCTCAAATTGCTAAATTGAATAATATATCTAATCCAAACTTGATTTATCCTGGTCAAGTCATTAGATTTTCTTAAGGTTGGTGATTAGATGAGATTTGAAATAACAATAACAAATAAAGAAATAATGTACTATCCAGTAGTAGAAGAAGGAATTACATGGGAAACAGAAAGAAAAGGAAGTCCTGGGAAAGTAACATTTAAAGTTTATAAAGATTCTGTCTTAAATATAGAAGAAGGTAATTCGGTAAGTATAAAGAAAGATGGTGAAAATGTTTTTTATGGATTTATTTTTTTAATGAAAATTGACAAGGATGGATTTTATAATATTACAGCTTACGATCAACTTAGATACTTTAAAAATAAAGATACTTATTACTACGTAAACAAAAAGGCAAATGAAATACTTAAGGAATTAGCAGTAATGTTTAATTTAAATGTTGGTACACTTGATGATACGGAATATATTATTCCTAAAAGACTTGAAGAAGATAAAACTTTATTTGATATGGTCCAGAATGCTTTAGATTTTACGCTACAGAATAAAAAGAAAATGTATGTGTTATATGATGATTTTGGAAAGCTAACACTTAAAAATATAGAGAACATGAAGCTTAATATTTTGATAGACGAGGAAACAGCAGAAAATTATTCATATACATCCTCTATAGATAGTAATACCTATAATCAAATCAAATTAACTTATGATAATGAGGATACAGGAAAACGTGATGTTTATATTTCTAAAGATACAGGAAATATAAACAAGTGGGGATTGTTGCAGTACTTTGAGAAAATAGATGATAGCGTAACTAATCCACAAGCAAAGTGTGATGCATTACTACAACTATATAATAAGAAAACTAAAAATTTAAGTATAAGCAATATTCCTGGAGATGTAAGAGTAAGAGCCGGAACAAGTGTTGTTGTTATGCTAGATCTTGGTGATATTAAATTACAAAATTATATGTTAGTTGAAAAAGCAAAACATACTTTTAATGAAAGTGAACATTATATGGATTTAACTTTAAGAGGGGATGTGTATTTTACAGATGGCTAATTTAAATGAAACTATAAAGAAGCTTGCATTAGAAGCAGTAGAACAAAGTAAGCCAGTAAATGTAACATATGGGACAGTAAAGACAATAGATCCTTTAAGCATAGAAGTAGAAAATCTAAGAATACTTTCTAAGGAGTTTTTTGTACTAAGTAGAAATGTTACTAATTACCCAAAAAACATTAATATAGATGGAGAAAATAAAACTATAACAGTAAATAATGCTCTTAAAATTGGAGAAAAAGTAATTTTAATAAGATTTCAAGGAGGACAGGACTTTCTTGTATTAGATAGGGTTGGAGGTGGCTAGATGATTCCAAGTTCAATATTAGATACAACAAAAATAGAGTTCGCAGAAATACCAAGCAAGACATTTAAGTTAAATACAGATACAAATAGAATTAATGGCACAATAGATGAATTAGAAGCTGTAAAACAAGCAATCTATTTAATGCTAAATACAGAAAAATATGATTATATAATTTATAGTTGGAATTATGGAGTGGAAACAAAGGATTTATTTGGAGAAGATATTACTTATGTTTATCCAGAGCTACAAAGAAGAATAACAGAAGCATTGACACAAGATGATCGTATCAATAGTGTTGATGCTTTTTCCTATGAGAAGGTTAAGAATAAAGTAACTTTATATTTTACTGTTCATACAAAGTTTGGTGATGTTGAGAGCGAGAAGGAGGTGGATATTTAAAATGTATGAAGATATTACTTATGATTTATTAGTAAATAGAAGTCTTGCAAGAGTAGATTCGGGATTTGATACAAGAGAAGGAGGACCAATTCATACACCAGTAGCTGCAGTTTGTGTTGAACTTCAAAATATGTATATTGCTTTGGATGGTTTATTAAATGAAACATTTGCTGATACAGCAAGCCGAGAATTTCTAATTAAGAGAGCAGCAGAAAGAGGCGTTACGCCTACAAATGCTACTTATGCAGTATTAAAAGGAAAGTTTGATATTGCTGTAGATATTGGAACAAGATTTACTTGCGATGGTTTAAGTTATAAAACTATTGAGCTAATAAATGATACTGAACATACTTATAAATTACAATGTGAAACAGTTGGAACTATAGGAAATGGCACATTTGGAAACTTAATTCCTATAGATCATATACAAGGTTTAACAAGTGCCGAATTAACTGAACTATTAATACCTGGAGAAGATGAAGAGGGTACAGAAGAGTTGCGAAAAGATTACTTTGAAAGTTATGATAGTAAAGCCTTTGGCGGAAATAGAGCAGATTATAAAAAGATGTTTAAAGATGATATAAGCGGCGTTGGTGGTATAAAGATTTATAGAGTTACTGAAACAAATAAATATATAAGTATTGTAGTTATAACTTCAACTTGGGAGAAGCCAACGATAGAATTTATAAATAGTATACAAACACAGGTTGATCCATTAGATAATCAAGGGGAAGGGATAGGTCTTGCACCTATAGGACATAAAGTAATAATAAGTGCAGTTAATGAAACAGAAATTAATATTTCAACTAATTTAACATATCAAAGTGGTTACAGTTTTGATGATGTAAAAGACTATATTAATACTGCTATAGATGAGTATTTTATTGAACTTAAAAAGACATGGTCTGATAATGAGAATTTAGTAGTAAGAATAAGTCAAATTGAAACAAGATTATTGAATATCGAAGGAATACTTGATATTGCTGATACAAAAATAAATGGTATAGACGAAAATCTTGTATTGGATGCTGATAATATTCCTAAAAGGGGGACTGTAAGTGAGCAGAGTAATTAGTATTTTAGAATATATTCCTCCAGTGCTTGCAGATGCAGAAGAACAAAAACAGATTGCTAAAGCTCTTAATCCAGAAATAAATACATTATGGGCAGAAATAGAAAGAGCTCAGAATAATCAATTTATAAGTTCTAGTGATGAATATGGCGTTAATAGAAGAGAAGATATGCTTAATATTAAACCTAAAAATACTGAAACTTTGGATGATAGAAAGTTTAGATTATTATCTAGAGAAATAGAAAAATTACCATACACATATAGAGTTTTGAAAAATAAATTAAAAGCTTTATGTGGAGAAAATGGATATACATTAAATATTGATTATGATAATGAAATAATAAAAGTAAGAGTTGATTTAATTTCTAAAAAGGCGTATGAAGAAGTTGAGTTAATGTTAGAAAAAATGTCACCTTTAAATATGCTTATTGATTTATCTTTACTTTATAACAGTCATAAAATACTTTCAGGATTTACACATAGAGAATTAAGTCAATATACGCATAAACAATTAAGAGAGGAAGTGTTAATAAATGAGTGATTATCAAGGGACATACACCACTAATTTAAATTTAAGTAAGGATAGTGTTGATGATAGCTATGATGTAGAAAGAGTCAATTCTAATTCAGATAAAATAGATAAATGGGCAGGAGAAGTTAATGCGTCCTTGAAAGATTTGGCGAATCCTAGTTTGTTGATTAATGGTGATTTTAGAAATCCAGTAAATCAAAGACGTAAGAGTAGTTATAATGTAAATGGAGAATATACTATTGATAGATGGAGATTTATCAATGATAATAATGGTACAATGACCATTAATGATGGATATATTAGTATTTCAAACGGTGTAGCTAATAACACATATTTACAATATAACTATGATACTGATATGAAAGTTTTAGAGGGAGAAAAAGTGACTTTTACAATAGTTTATAAATCTACAGCGACTTATAGACTTAGCTCATTTATCGGTTCGGCTGAAGAAGATGTAAATATATATTTGACACCAATAGATGATTGGACTGTAAAAACTTTAACACTTGATTTGTCATCTTGGAAATATTCGATAGGAAAAGTGGAAAGTTCTATTATATTGCAATCTTATGATGGCAGTTCTTTTACTAATGGTACTTTAGATGTTAAATATGTGAAACTTGAATTAGGTTCAAAAGCAACTCCATTCATCCCACGATTATATGGCGAAGAGCTTGCTTTATGTCAACGTTACTATATATCAGACTCTTTTTCTTTCAGGGAAAGTGTTCCGACAACAACGGTTTGGGATAAATTTATACCTATTAGACCATATATGAGAATTGTTCCAACAATCAATGCTAGTATGTATAATACAAATGACCAAAATACTCTATTAGATAATATTAAATTTTCAGTATACCGAGGTAATAATTTAAACTTTTGGAGTAATGAAACAATGCTAGAAGCCGGAGTTCAATATTCAGTATATTATAGTTTGGATTCAGAAATATACTAGGAGGTGCAACATGGAAGAATTTAAGTATAAAGTATATATAAAAACAGATAAAAATAATTGTGTTACTAGCGTAGAAAGTGATTTAACCTTAAAAAACACAACAGGATATGTACAAATTGATGAAGGTATTGGGGATAAATATTCTCATGCACAAGGTAATTACTTTGATGTAAACAATGGTGAAAAACCTTTAAGAGATAGTCGAGGTAGATGTAATTATAAATATGTAGATAATGAGGTAGTAGAGCTAACTGATGAAGAAAAGGAAAGTTTATTTCCTACACAAGTACAGCAACCAACAGAGCAACAAATATTAAATGCTAAGTTATTGCAAGATAATGCTAATATGCAACTAGAATTAGAGCAACAAAAGCAATTAAATGCACAAATATTATTACAAATAGCTGGAGGTATTACAAATGTTTAGTTATATTAAAGAATACTATTTGTTAGGACTTTACACAGAAAGTAATTTAGATGTATTTGTTAATGCTAGATGGATTACAGAGGAGCAAAAGCAAGAAATTATTGCAAGTAAAGTTACACAATAGGCTCAAGGGATGTAGTAAAATAAAATTCAAAAATTAATAAATGAAAGCATAATCTAGAGGTCATATGGGCCTTTTTTATTATGCTTATTTTTATAAGAAAAGAGGTAAAGAAAGATGATGGAATATATTAATTTAGTACAAAACAATTTATTTATAAGAACAGTAATGATAGTAGTTATGTTAGATACTTTTTTAGGAGTATGCAGAGCATTAAAAGAAAAGAAATTTAATAGTTGCTTTGGTATAGATGGAGGAATAAGAAAAGTTGCTATGCTTGGATGTATAGCTTTCTTGGGTGCGTTAGATATGTGTATTACATTTAATTTAGCTTTTATGTTGCCAAAAGAATGGCTAAGCTTTTTAGGAGTAGATAAAATAGGACTTTGTGAATTTTTCAGCATTTTATTTATACTATATGAAGCTGTAAGTATATTAAAAAATCTATTATTATGTGGGGCTCCTATACCAACAAAATTAAAAACTTTAATAGAAAAATTATTAAATGTTATGACAGACGAATTACCGGACTTAGAAGAAAAAGAGAATGTAAAACAATAATTAAAGCAGTCTTAATGGCTGCTTATTTTTATATTTAAAAGGAGATGATCTTATGAAGCAAGGTTGGATAAAAGAAAGAATATTAGAAAAAGGTATTGATACAGAGTATTGGTTTTATTATAAAGATGATTTAAAACAATGCTGTACATGGATTGAGGATAAAAATAAATGGTATTACTTAGATAAAGATGGAAGAATGGTTACAGGATGGTTTCAAACTGCTACAGATGGCAATAGGTGGTTTTATGCTAATTCATATGGTTCTATGGCTACTGGTTGGTTACAAATAGGAAATAAGTGGTACTACTTGGTAGAAAAAACAGATAAGAGTGTTCCTGAATATGCTGGGGAATGTATAGTAAATACCACTAGAATAATAAGTGGAGTTACATATAAATTTGACTCTAGTGGTGTATGGGTAAAAAATAATTTAGTTGCTAAAGAGCAATTACAAGAAGTAGGCTGGAAAAATGTAAGTGATCTTGTACTTAAAGATTTAAATAGTTGCTTAGAGAAATTTAGTATTAATACTCCAGTAAGGATAAGACATTTTATAAGTCAGTGTAGCCATGAGAGTGCTTGTGGAGTTTATACTAAAGAACTTGCAAGTGGTACAGCATATGAAGGAAGAAAAGATTTAGGAAATACACAAACTGGAGATGGTAAGAAATATAAAGGTGCTGGATATCTACAACTTACTGGCAGAAGCAATTACCAAGCATTAGCAAACTATCTAGGAGATCAATCCGTTATGCAAGGTGTAGACTATGTTGCTACTAATTATCCTTGGACTAGTGCTGGATATTGGTGGTATAAAAACAATATGAATAGTCTATGTGATAAAGGAGCTACTTGTAAAGACATAACTTATAAAGTTAATGGTGGCTATAATGGTTTAGAAGATAGGCAGGGTTATTATAATAAGTGTTGTAATATATTAAAGTAGTAGATATACTATAAATGGCTAGTTGCACATAAAGTTAGAAAACAATAAAAGTCGGTTAGAGATTAATTTCTTTAGCCGACTTTTTTTATTTGCTTAAAATTATAGTTACCAAAAAAAACAGATCAAAATACAAAAATATGGATAATATGTACTAGTTGTAGTATTATATAAATATATACTTAATAAGGTCTATGTAAATTATAATCATATAAATATTATAGAATAGAAATAAA